ACCAGCGTTCAGCGAAGCATAAATGGTCGTTGGCGGTACTGCCCCACCAGTACCGAAATAGACCGAACTACGCGACGTGCTACCGCTCGGTGGCGCGTAGATGGTTAGACCGGCGCTGGTCCACTCCGAAGTATCCGGCAGGTTCAGCGCGCCAGCCGCATTCATGGTTACGCCGCCAGTTCCTACATTTACCAGCGGCGCAGTCATGGCCGTATTCGCCGTAAGCTGCGGCGCGCTCACCGTCCCACTCGCGGTTATAGCCGCTACCGTCGCGTTCCCGGTCAGCACCGTGTTGTTTATCGCCGCGTAGTTGCCGCTACCTGAGGCCGGATTCGTGATGGGCGCGTACAGACTAGACGCGCCGCTTATCGCATTCGCAACGAACGCGGTAGTCGCCAACTGCGTCGAGTTCGTGCCAACCGTCGCAGTCGGTCCAGCAGGTGTACCCGTGAACGTCGGCGACGCAATCGGGCTATAGTTGTTCTGGCCGCCTGCCGGATTCTGAATAGGGGCGTAGCCGGTCAGCGATCCACTGGCCCACTTGGCTCCATCCCAAATGAATTGAATGTTGCCACTACTAAAAACCTGATTAGTAGTCGGACTATTTGGGAAATCGACCGAAGCCATCAGTTCTCCAGCTTGGTCAGCCGCGTATTCAGTTCCTTCACCGCATTGACCAAGGCGTAGGTCAGCGCGCTTACGTCCAGCGTCTTGAGATGTTCCAGCTTGTCATCGGCCGCTGAATGTAAGTCCGCATGTTCGCCCACCATTTCCGGCATGATGGATTCAACGTCGTTAGCTACCAAGCCGACGTACTGTACACCATCATCTGGCGTTCCACCCTTGCCATTGTAATAGTAGGTGATCGGTCTTAACTGTAGGACCGCATCCAACCCTCGCGTATACTCACCTATGTCACGTTTGACCCGAATGTCCGAGGTCGCGCCCCAAGAGCCGCCAGAGGGCTTGTAGGCGTACGGGCTGACGTTCGTAAACTGAGTGACCAACGTCGGAGTATAATTACTTGCAGTTGTAACACCCGTATCAGCATAGAGGAAAATGCCGGGTCCAGCACCGCCATTCTGCGTTATATTTACGCAGACCAGACTGGCAGTTACGGGCGTATTCGTGCTGGTCGCATACCAACTACCAAACGAAGTCACCGCGTTGCCAGATAGAACAATTCCGCCGCCAGTTCCCCACAAACCGCCTGCTGCGCCATTAGCCTGTGCGATACCAAAGCTGGTTACCGGACCAATGACAAATTGCGTATTGGAAGCGCCGGGATACGGCGAAGTGCCACCTGACCATTGGCTGGCGGCAGGCGACAACTGAAGTTGCATAGGTCCGGTACTACCCGTCGTTCCACCGAACGACATGATGCCCGTAAAGGCCGGATTGTTAACAGGTAAACCACCACCCGAAGGAGTTGCCGGTGCCCACTGCGAACCGCTCCATGCAAGAACTTGGTTAGTGGTCGGCGCCGTGCTCGCCATCGTACGGCCTTGAAGCCGCGCTACAGTACTCGCAGCCAGCGTTCCGGTCACATCACCTGCAATTGCTGTACTGGTTACCGACGAAGCGGTCTGTACGGCGGAACCGCCGAGCGTCATCGTTCCGGTAAATGCAGCATTCGCCAACGGAGCGTAGTTGTTCTGGCCTGAAGCAGGATTGGTTAACGGGGCGAAGCTGCCACTCAGCACGCCTTGGTTAATGACCGGCACCCACTGAGTCGAGTTCCCGTCGTTATACCAGACATAGGTCTGAAGACCAGTTGAGTCGAACCACAACTCACCAACGTTAGGACTGGCTGGTGCCGTAGGATTGATGACCGCGCCAGCAGGCGGCAATGCCGCAATCGCCGAAGTTACATACGCTGTAGTTGCGAGTGAAGTATTGTTGGTGCCCGCAGTCTGTGTGACACCGACTGTGCCTGTTGGCAGCGTGACCACGCCCGTAAAGGTTGGCCCGGCGAGAGGAGCGTAGTTGTTCTGACCTCCGGCCGGGTTCGTTTGAACCGCGTACGGACCACCTGTCACTGCGCCTGCGGCCGTGATGTCGGCCGTAGTCAAGGTGACAGCGCCGCTTCTGCCGTTGAAAGTGACTACGCCTGCGCTGATTGCAGTAATCGCCGCTTGGACGAACGCGGTCGTCGCCAGTTGAGTGGTGTTCGTGGCAGCGGCGGCTGTGGGCGCGGTTGGCGTACCTGTCAGCGCCGGAGAGGCAATCAACGCATACGGGCCACCAGTAACGCCACCAACCGAAGTGAGGTCGGCGGTCGTGAAGGTCACGGCGCCTGTCCGCGTGTTGAAGCTACTGACATTCGCCGGTAGCGCCGTGATAGCACTCGTCACGAAGGCCGTGGTCGCCAGTTGAGTAGTCGAAGTATTCGCGGCCGCTGTAGGGGCCGCAGGCACGCCAGTGAACGTCGGCGAAGCCAGCATCGCACCGCCGACTCCCGTCACATCGGCCGCAGTCAGCAGAACATCGCCCGAACGAGTATTGAACGTAGTGACGCCAGCGGTGCCGCCTCCGCCACCACCAGTCGTAATGCCCTGATTTATGACAGGAGCCCACTGGATCGAAGTCCCGTCGTTATACCAGATGTAAAGTTGAAGACCGACTGAATCGAACCACAAATCCCCTACAGCAGGGCTTGGTGGCGGCGTTGTATTGACGTACGGAATACCGGCAGTGATGGGACCGATATTCACCCACGAGCTGGTCGCCGGGTCCCAGATGTAAACGGTCTGACTGCCAGCCGCACCCACCGCGTACGCATCGCCAGGATTGCCGGTAGGATGCGCCGCTTGCAGCGCCGCGAGGTTCGCATATGAGCCAAGCACCTTGAAGCTCTGCCCCTGCGGTCCAGTCGGACCCTGCGGCCCAATCGGTCCCGGCAGACCATTGGCCGAAACACCCGTGTCAGTGCCGCCAACCCACCACGTTCCGGTGCTGCTACTGATATAGGGAACGTCACCCGCAGTTGTGCAAAGATGTGCCGCAACATCGAGGATCATGAGATACTGATCCTGCGTTAATTCTCCGAGCACTTCCGTTACCGCAGTTAACATTGCTAAAAAAGAGTCCCACACAATTTGCTGCGGCGGAGCGAGAATCGCGCTCACATTGCCATATTGATCCGAAACTGTCGGCGGATGGTAACTATTGCCTGCCATGTGCTACACCAAAGCGAAGCGGCACCGACGTTGGAGCGTTGATGCCGCCTCTAACCATGCTCCTAGTAGGAGGAAGCGATGGCTAAGTCCACGCATACCATTGAAGAACGCTTTTGGTCGAAGGTCGATAAAACCGCTGGTGACTGCTGGCTGTGGCTGGCATCGAAAAATTCGCGTGGTTATGGGCGTTTCGCCATTAACGGCCACACCCCTCGCCTGCAACGTACCCATCGCGTGGCATGGGAACTGACCTACGGTCCTATCCCCACTGGACAGCACATACTGCATCGCTGCGACACACCCGCCTGTGTGCGACCAATTCATCTGTTTGTAGGCACGCATAGGGACAACATGCGCGACATGCTCACAAAGGGTCGTGGCAACAAACAACACGGGATAAACTGCGGTACGGTTAGGTTGACTGACGATATTGTGAAGGCTGTTCGCGCCGCTTATGCCGAGGGCGGTATCTCCCAAAGGGCATTGGCGAAACAATATAGCGTCAGCCAAGCCTGTATTGCCGCAGTCGTTCGAAGGGTTAGTTGGCGGCATATTTAGCATCACCTCGTTCGCTTCCAGAACAACATGTACGAGATGGTCGGTGCTCCAGTATAAGTCGCCTGTCCGACCACGTAGACATTGGTGGCCGCGCTGAAGTTAAAGCGTACCCGCCCTGTGTGAAACGTAGCATTCACCACCGGCTGACCACCTCGGTAATCTAGGCCATTGCCACCAGTTGGTAGCGTTGCACTGGTAGTACTTAGACCAAGGGCAAGTACCGTAACCGTACCTGCTGTGGTAACCGTCGCCGAAGACCACACGTCCCATTCACCAGCAGCAATTGATGCGGTATAGACATTGGCCGTCGTCGCGCTGGCCGTAAACGTATAGGTGGTCGGACCCGTCGAATTGAACTCGCCGACATTGCCGGTCGCCGCGTTGGTGCCGCTAGTAACGCCGGTCCACCCAGTCGTCAGCGTCAGGGTCGGACCAGTCAGCGTGCCAGTGAAGGTCGGATTGTTCGTTGGCAGGCCACCACCGCTCGCAATCGCCGACATGACCCACGCCGTAGTCGCGATATTAGTGCTGGAATCACCCGCCGTCGGTGTCGGCGCAGTCGCCGCACCCGTCAGCGTCGTCGTCCCCTGCGAGGTCAGGCTGGTCGTAAAGACCGGCTTATCCAGCGGGGCATAGTTGTTCTGACCTGACGCAGGATTTATATACGGCGCCCATGTAGTGAAGGTCACCGCTTGACTGTTGATGTAGACCGTCCCGGTAAAGTGCGGCGAGTCAATCGGCGCGTAGTTGTTCGCACCACCTGCCGGATTAGTCAGAGCCGCCCCAGCGTTGCCGGTAAGTGTCGCGGCAATCTCGGCCATGAACAAATACTGGTCCCGATTCGGCCAGCCAAAGCGCTGATTGATCGCGGTAAAGTACGACCAGAAGATGTCCCAGTTGGGTTGCAGGTCGGGCGGCAAATCCATCGGCACTGGCAACGCCGCCGCGGCCACCTGCTCACCATTACTCGGCGGCGGCAGGCTCCCACCATGTGCTTGACGCATCGCCGCTAAGGCCCCCGCCACCCGCGCCAAGTCGGGCGGCAGTGAGCCGCCCTTACGACTGATCTCGCTACCTACCTCACTGATCCGATTGAGGGCTTGCTGGATTAATTCCTGCTTGGTCATCAGCCACTCCACGTGAAGAGGTCGCTGAAGTTGGCGGTGGCCAAGGCCGGAACCATCACCGTGCTCGCCGGATAGGTCACCCCACCCGACGACACCTTCACCTGTAACAACAGGCCCTGAACCAGGTTGATGGCCTGCAAGATGCCGTTGACGTCCGTGCTGCGCGAGGTGAGGAACGGCTGGATCGCGTTGCCACCAACGACCTGCACACTGGTTAAACTGAAGGTCACGGTGGCGTAGGCCGCTACGGTGCCGTCCGCCCGTGTAACTGGTCCACTCACCGTACAGAGTGGCGGGGCAGCATACGGCGTCGGTGTACCACCTTGCTGTAAGGGCGTAACGCTTACTGGGTTATCACTGATCATGAGTGGATCACCGACCATTTCTGCGTAATCCCGTCGTAGGCGAAAACTGCCATACCGCCGGCCGGAACCGTTACGGTTGACGAGATATTAATGTTCCCGCCCGGCGCAATCACAAACCCGTCGCGCGAGATGGCGTAGAACGGTCCGCTCGGTCCAATCGGCTGACCACTCGGTGTCGCCATCGGGTGAATCGTGGTCACCGTCGCCGTCCCGGTAACCTGCTGCACTAGTGCGTTCGGCGTAATGTTAGCCGCGCTCGCGATCGGCTGGCCGTAGCTATACTGCTGAGTGTTGAGCAGTGGGACTAACTGGTTCGAGAAATAGTTGTTGCTGTACTGCATCCACTGATTGACGATGTAGGTCAGCAGGAAGCGGCGCAGATCCTGAAAGGTCCGAATGTTAATCGCACCCGGTGCCGGAGGGTTGAATGCCGGTATATTCATCGCCAGCCCGCCTCGCGCATCTCAAACGCAATCGCGCTGATCTCACAGCCGGTCTGAGCGACCGTGCCCGGCGCCACGTTCGGACCGGTGGTTTGGATGCTGAGCTTGTGCCACTTGTCAGTCTGCCGGAAGTAATACCAACCGTCCTTAGTGCTGCGGAACGTATTCGGGCCGCTAATATCCACGTCACCCAAATTGACGACGTGATAAGGCGTCACCGTCGCCGAGGCGGGCTCGGTGTAGTAAATCGGCTTAGCCCGCATCATCTGGCTCACGTTGTTAGGCGTGCCGAGGTAACCGGTGACGTAGCGCGCCGTGCCGGGTATGCCGGTCCACGTGTTCGGGACGTAGTTCGCGTCGTAGAAGACGCCACCCAACCAACCGGGCTGCTGATTGGGCCACGGAACACTGAAGGCACCCTGACTCAGGTAACCAGTCGCCCAGCGGCCGTTACGCGGATTCCAAGCGACCCAGCGATCGGGCACACCCGCGTGCGGCGGATTCTTGGAGACCCAGTACCAGTAACAAATGCCGTGGGTAGCATCGTAGCGACTCAGCATGTTGACGAACTGCGCCGGGTCCGCCACATCGAAAAACCACTCTTTGATACTGTTGGGTATCCGCTGCGGCGTGTACCCGGAACACACGTAAAAGTCGTCATTACCGAGGAACGCCACCGAGTCGGGCATGATCACCACCGACTCTTGGCACCACGTCCCGGTGAGGTCACTGATTAACTGCCAGCTCCATACCGCATAGCCACCGACATAGCTGCCCAACCACGTCGCGCTCTGCTTGAAGGCAACTACGTTTCTGAAGATCGGCGCGCACGCGACGATATTGCCCGGGTAATCGTATAAAATTCCTGATCCGGCCTGCGTCTGAATATTTGGCGTCCAGTTATTGTCGGTGCCCAAGGCGCTACAAGCCCACCCACTGGTCGGCCCGAACATCAGCACCTGGCCGTTCACCGAACAGAGGCAACTGGGATTGTTGGGCGGCGTGCCCACTGCACCACTAGTGGAAGACAGCGGGACAAAAGCAGCCGCCCAACTCGACACCTGCGGCGCGGTGGTAGTGCTCGGATAACCGAGCGGCGAGCCCGCGTTTACGGCAATTATGTCGTCCCCGAACTGCGCGAAGCGCCACCGTCCGTTAGAAGCAATCGTGCCGACGTTGGTCCAGGTATTAAAGCTATCGAGGCGATAGAGATTACTCGCAGTGCCGGCAAAGTTGATGACCGCCCCATTGGAAAAGAACCCGAGCGTCGAGCCGGTCACCGGCCCCGGCGCCGCGATCGCGATCGGTGACGGTGAGTTCAAACACTGATAGCCCTTCACCGAAGGCATCGCGTTGTCCATATCGACCAACACGATCTGCTTCTGATTCATGCTCGCGTCGTAGGCGAGGTCCGGAGCAAAATCGAGAAAGGGCATCTCGATGACGCCAACACCGTGCTGATACAGGCCCATTTACCAGTCCCACGAAGGAATCCGATAGCCAATCTGAGCTACCGCTTGTGACTTAAGCTGACTCAGCTCCTCAGCGGCCGCGGCTCCCGCCAGTTGCGCCGCCGCTTGGTCATATAACAACTCACGGCTAATCGCGGCTTGCGCCGCCTTGCGGATGAGACGCTCAGCCGTGGTAGTCCAGAAGTTCACATCGGTCGTCAACTGCGCGAGGGTCGGTCCACAGTTGTAATTCAGGGTGATCGGAAAGAAACCGCTGGGATAAACCCAGCAATAAATCGTCTGTTGCCACCACGACCAGAAGCGGGGATACGCCGCGATCGGGGGCGGACGCACCACATCCCACTCGCTCAACTGCCAGAACGGAATCTCGATCAGGATAAGGCGCAGGTTGGCCGTAGTCATCTGCACCATATACGGGCTCGTATAATCAATCGGCGGGGTATACTGATTGATCATCGGAACCGTCGAAAGCTGGGTGTGGTAGCCCGGCTGATACGGCCCAATATTGCCCCAGGTAACACCCCCGTCCACAACCGTTCCCGGCGTCCCCGGTGGAGGTGGTGCATAGTAACGAGAGCCGGGCGGCGGTACGTACAACGCCGCGGGCCAGGTGGGCGCAGTTGCCGCGCTTTGCTGAGTCCCGACTGACAGGGCCACAAATGTGGTCAGACTACCGCCCGCCGGGATCGCCTGCACGCAACTTCCCAACGGATACATGGTGCTAGCCGCCCAGACCGGCACCGTCCGATTGTCAATTTCAGTGAAGAAGAACGCCTTGCGGGCGAAGAACCGCATGGCGTCCTGTAGGTAGTCGATTACTTCGCTGGAAAGATCGGGACGATTCAGATCATCGAGCAACCTCGTCTGCATCGCCCCGAAGGTTCGGGTGTCCTGCTGCTGTGGCAGAAAGGATTCAGCCATCGCATCCTATCAGTCGCCCCGCTTCGGAGAATCACCGCGCGGCTCACCTGGCGCGGGATTACCCATCACCCCACTGCCACTCTCACTGTTCGGCGTCTGAAAGAGCGGCCCGGTCGCCGCGAGGTGCATCTTGTTGATCTCATCCCAGCCGTCGAAATAGAGGCCCTGCCCAGTCACATCCGGGGTGTTAGGGTCCGTGCTGCTGACTTCATTGAATGGATTCGGATAGCCGTAGCCGCCGTTTTTCTTGGCCATGATTACTCCTTCAGGTTGCGAACGTCCCGCTTACCCTCGTTGATACCCCAGACCGCATCGCGAAAGTCCTCGGTCGCGTTGGCCAGGTGATGGCCGGCATCCCACGGCTTGCGGTAGACCATGACGGCCGACTCGTCGTTGAGCTGGCCGTCGTAGAGGGCCTGGGACCGAGTATCGTCGTCCTGCGGGTGAGAGGTGGACGGTGGCCCATAGGTGTTGGCCAAGGGCTTGTCGTACTGATCCATCGTCTTACGCGACATCTCTACACCCCTGCATCGTTCACCGGACTAAACTCCAACATGAACACCACCGGCGTGGTGTACGTTGGCGTCCCAGTTAGTACAACCTGAAGCAGAGTGCCGGGAACCCAGTGTACTACCGGACAGCCGCTAGCCCCGATTGCTCGCGGCGTGTTGGCGTACTGAGTCCCAAAAGCCTGCGCCTGCCCCGCCGTCATGTTCGAGGTGGTCGTAATCGCGCCGGACAACGTACAGTACACCGTAGGCGTCGGCAGGTTGTCCTGCAACGTCCCCGTCAGTGCAGAGGTGACAATATTGAAGTCCGACAGGAACGAGTTCGCCGGGATGTAACACAGGTTGATGTTGTTACCGGCCGCCAAGGACCCAGACGTCAGTACAAAGGTGCCAATCGTCTTGGTCGGATACATACCGAGCCGCCCACCAACCGGATCACGGAAGATACTCGAGCTATTAAAGCCGGCCGGCAGACCAGCGTACGGCGTCACAACGCCGGAACGTGGTGCGACCACACCGCCGGTCTGCTCGGTGGTGAGGGGAACTATCTCAGTTGGCATCACCGAACGGTCACCACCGTTCCCTACATCCTGATAACCCTGTTCTTGCATAACTGCCCCTATTGACCCGCCGCCTGCTGTGAGCCAACCGTGTCAATATCAATACCCCAAGTGTCGATTACGCTCACTCCAAAGTCAGTATTGTTGAATACGACCTTTTTCATGCCCCATATGGCACTTACGCCCACCCCGATTTGTCTACCGAAGTCGCGTAGCTCTTCCAACCACAAAAACTTGTCTTCGCTGCTCTGCGAACGCCCAAACGCCATTACGGCCGCTTGAGCACCGCAGAACAGGGCGCGCTTCGTATTCACGACGGCCGCCCCGGCGTTGCTTACTGCGTTTGGGACACGGCTATTCTCGTGTAGTAATGTTCTGTGGTACATCCCGAGGCTTTCCCAGAATATGGGATTGTCTCCGATGTCTCCACCCGTCATGGCACTTTTTTGAATGTCTAGCCATTGTCCGACACTGCTGTTAGTACGCATGTCGGTTGCTTGGCTCGTATGCAAGAAATTAATAAAAAACGAGCGTCCACCAACTTTTAATGGTCGTATACCATTCGTAAGCGACTTGGCCTGTAACTCCGCCAGGTCAATCAGCGTAAGGTTGTAAGTGTTAGTGTTGGTTAAGTTAGCTGCGTCTGTTATTTGCGTGGCAGGAGGAGCCGGCTGGCTGAATTGTTGTCGGGTTGTCCCTATGGCAGCTTGCAGCCCTGTATAACGCACGTCAGTCTGCGGAGTATAGCCAGCAAGCTGATTCGCCCCACTATGGTCAGTACGAGCAGCGTACCAGTCAGCAAGGCGATTTCGCCCAGTCTTGCGTCGGTCAAATAGGATACGTTGATCACTGATCGGCCCAACCAGCAGAATGGCGTGCGCCAGCTCGTGAATGTAGAGCGAATCCGCGTAACTCAGCGGCGACTCTTCATTGCCCGTTAATGTATTGAGATCCATAACGCCAGGAGCAGACAGCAACTGGCTGATACCGTAAGTAACATTGTCTCCGGCATGTTTCCGCAAATCATCGAGTATCATGATGAGACTGGTGTCATCAGGACTCGCGAAACGGAAGAAAAGAGTGTCTATCATCACTTGGGCCAACATAAGCTTAGCCCAACGACTATTAGAGAGCCTATCTGTAGTCTGGTAAGTCCAACCGGCCATTTGGCGAGGCACCTCCACTGTCGCGCGTTGCACGCGACGGATTTAGAAGTTGCCTTCAGTAACGCCAAAGACCGTGAGGCTCTGACCCGGCGGAAAGGGCCAGCGGCATCCCCACTACACTAACACCTTCGCCTGTGGGGAAATTATCTCCCGGTGGCAGGAGATAAAAGCTTGTTACTTTTTACTGCCCCAAGATACCAAAATTGTCAAGTATAACTAAACTTCGCTTGACCGCTATCCCAGCCTAGCCCATATTTGGACAAGCTGGGACAAACCAGCCAATAACAACTGGGAGGCCACCTATGAAGTGGATTCCGAAACGTGAACCCGGGGACCCTACCTACAAGTATTTCTCGGGCGAGATGCGCGACGAGCGCGACGCGGTCATTGATGAATTGCGCGCCACCGCCAGGGCCTTAGTCCAGTCGCAGCAGGAACACCACCGTCTAACTGCTGAGGTCTACCGCTTAACGCAGCGAGTCAGCGAACTGACCCAGATTGAGCATCGCTACACCGCTAGCCAGGAAGCTGATCAAGCACGGACTGAAGCCTCCTCAGTAGACACCTTCGAGACTGAACACACCACCGACTAACGCCAGAGGCCACAGGATCTTAGCGTCCTGTGGCCACAAAGGAGCTGCCCAGCTTTCGTGAATAAAACCATCGCCATCAAAGACATTGCCGCCAACCCCTTCCAGTCTCGCCAAGAAGACAACCCAGCAGCAATCGAAGCCCTCGCCCAATCGATCAAGTCCTCAGGATTTTGGGAAACCAACCTGCGGGTTCGCCCAACCAACGGCACCTATCAACTAGTCTGGGGCCATCAACGCCTAGCTGCCCTAAGGAAGTTAGGCCGCAAGGAAGTCGCCGTAGATGTCGTCGAACTCGACGACGTGCACATGGCCGAAGAATCGCTCATCGAAAACTTGCAGCGGACCAACCTCCTTGAACTGGACAAAGCGGAGTCCATTGCCCGCCTACTCGATATGCTTATGGCGCGGCCGAACGGGACACGGGCACACGCCATTGCCCGGATCTGCACCTTGCTGGGTTATCAAACCGAGAAAACCGTCGAAGACATCTTGGCCATGACCAAACTGAGTCCACCCACCAAAGCTGTCGTTCGTCAACATAATGTTGGATACACGGTAATTAGGGTGGCGCGCTACATCGGTGGCGAAAAGATGGTCAAGCACGCCGCGCAGGCCCGCATAGGATACCGCGACCTCGAACCCATGCTCAGCGAACTTAAAGTCCTTACGCCTGAATCTCGCAACAAAGTGGTCGATAAGATCATCGCCGATAAAATCACCAAAGCAGATGAAGTCAAAGTTCTAGTTCGCCGCGAACAGGAAAGAATTACCCATAAAAATGAAATTCCACCCGACCTCCTGCTGTTCATCGAAAAATGGTCGATGGACCTCGACAGTTGGACGAAAAAGCTCAAGGCAGCCGCCAAGCATCGCGACTACATCCGCGAACACCCACACACCGCCACCAAATTCAAAGACGCCGCTGAACGCTTCATCGCTGCCCTCAAAGACTGCGCCGGTCTAAAGTGAAAGCCTCGAATCCGCACAACCCCCAACCCGACATTCACTTCCGCGTCAGCCGAGACGAATACCGACAACTCCAGGCAGTCGCCGAGAAGCTCGACCGCTCGATCGCCTACTTAATGACTCAGATCGTGAAGGACTGGCTTAACAATCAGAAAGCAGTGACCCCTGACCGCTAGGCCGTTACCAGCGGCGTTCGATACCTGGCGGGGGTTAACGTGGTGTGGGCACGCTGTGGACGCAAGGCATCGTTACAGGGGTCACAACTTGGTCATCGCCTTTTGATATTGATTGAAGTCGATGTGAAGCAACATTGCGACCAGATGCTCGACGGCGGACGCAATCATATGACCCTGGTAGACTGGGCAACTTGGCTCATAGCCGGGCTCGCTATAGTCATCGCCTTTGTGGCGCTGTTTCTCGTAAGTCTCATCATATTTGTCGGTCTGAGCGACCAACCAATGCGGCACCTTCAGCGTGCCATCGTCACTCACTTTGAGACCCTCGGTGAGCACCTCGACCAGTTCGTGAATGGCGACCAACCCAGCGTACCGAGGATCGCGCATCTCACTGACCCGAACCTGCAACACACCCTCAGCATCCACCCACCAGTCGCCGGCCGTGTTATAACGCTGCTGCGCGTGCGGAATCGTCTCAATCTGGATTCGCATACCTCACATGTTATCACCGCGGCCACGCTTGTGGCGGCCGTGGTCGCTGCGCTTCTGGCTGCCATAGCCACGCTTTGGCGACTTGACCTTCTCTGGGAGCTTACCCTTCGTCGCCGCAAAATCGTGTAACTGCTGATGGCTCATCTGCGCCACGCCCTTGTTCTCCGGATAGAGCGCCCCCGGATCGTGTTCAGCGATCGCCATCAATTTGCGTTGCTTTTCGCTTACCGCTGGCATTTAATAATTAGCCTCCCCGTCATCTAGTCCCTCGGCCCGTCCCATAGCGTATTTCAAATCCCGAGCCTTTACCGGGTCCGCCAGCGCCGCCATGAACTCAGCTTCACTCATCCGATCGATGTCTGCCGGCCCATAGTTCCGATACGCCGTCGCTCCCCCATTGTTCGAACCCGCCGGCACCCCGCCGAGCCCCTGCCGCCGTTGCCCGTTAGCCACCTGCGCCAGGCGCTGTTGCTGCGGCGTAGCAGCGACCCGCTGGGGTGCCCGCACCCCATTGCCATTGGCCGCGGCCGGAATAAACCCCCAGGTCTTCGCCAGCTTGGCTAACGCGGCCGGGAAATTTCCCCCATACTGCTGACTCAGCCGCCCAATCAGCACCGCCGTCCCCTCAACCAACTTCTCGGCCATCCCGGCCGGCGCATTGGGCGCAACCTCGCGCCAGAAATCCGTGGTTGCCTTATAGACATGCTGCACGCTCGGAAAGTAATTCGCGTCGCTCTGCGCGTATTGATTCGCCTGCGAAGTCGTCCAGTTTTGGAACTGCAACTCCTCCTGGCCTTGCAGATAATTCTGACCAAAATTGTTGAGCTGAGTCTGGAGCTGATTGATCATCTGCTCCTGCTGCGCCCGCGCGCCGCGCAGGTCGTAGAGTTCCGCACCGATGGGATCGGTACTCGGGTCCGGCCGCTCCGCCGCTCGCCGGCGCGCCTCCTGCTCGCGCTGAGCGCGATCGTTGGCCTCACCGATAAGGCGCTGCCGCTCGTCCATCCGCGCGCGATACTCGCGCGCATCCGTTAGCTCTTTCTCAAGTGCTTCTTTACGATCGACGACTTCTTTGAAACGTCCATAATCGACCGCGGCTTCATGTGGTGGTTCAGGTTGCTGCGGTTCCGGTTGCGCCTCCGGTGCAGCTTCAGGTTGTACTTGAGTTTCTAGTTGCTCGACTTCCGCCTCGTCCGCCAACTCACCGGGCTGAAACCCGGCTCTCGGCTGTGCCGCCATCTCCGCATCCTCCTCATTCCCATCCGATGCCCAATTTCTCGCCGGTCTCGATCGCCTCGGTCAAACCTTCCAACGCCCCACTGTCCCATTTGATGTCGCGGCCCTTGATACTGTCGGCCACTTCGCACGCTTCCTCTAATGCCTGAGTCAGCGTCATACCCATCCCACAAGCCGCCCCACACTCGGCAATCTCGGCCGGCGAGACCGCATAATCGGTCCCCTCGTGCGCCGCGTGTCCATATAACACCGTGCGGTCCCACCGGCCGGAGGTCACCCGCAACGCATTCTCCGCCCCATACTCCGAACGCAAAATAATCTCGACCCCAACCAGCGCCGCATACTCCGGCTCAACCACCCGCCCGTTGGCCCCCTCCCACAGGATTTCCGCCCAATTCACGATCATGAATCGTTGAAGGGCAGACGGGGGATTTGGAAAGCGCGCAGTGAAGTCGAGGAGAAATGAGCCACTATCAGTCTCGCGGGTCTCGGTAGATAGCGCCCCTCGATAATCAAGATGCTCAAGTATAGGCGCGAGTTTGTCCACCACCGTTCGTAGCCGTCCCGGTAACGCACCCGCCCGGCCAGCGTACGCTGCGTCCTTGATCTCATAGCCCCACATTGGACTGCGCGGGTATACGCCTCCCACATTGACGGGCAGGTCAGCGCCCACTTCAACGCACGGCGTTTCATCAATCCGCTGCTCAACGACGAACTCCGCCCGGTCCCCGTAGGGCTCCATCTTGAGCGCCAACTCATTCAACCGCCGCTCCGTATCCACCGGGTCCTCGTGCTTGAAGGTCTCCATGTCCCCGCGGAAGTTCGTAAGCTTTACATGAACTTCATCGGTGATCTCACCGAGCACCCCCCGCAAATTATCCAACCCGGTTACCGGGATCGCTTGCGCGCAGTCCAGCCCGTAACGCTTGCAGACACTTTTCAGCATCCAACGATCGCGCTCGAGCACCGCACCCCCACCCGAACCAAACACCGGCATTCCCTGCTTTCTCAGATATTCTTGCAATCCCGCATTCCCAACGTCTGAGAACACCACCAGGTCCGCATCGTCCAGCGCATC